CTCGATTGCCCGGGTCGCCACGACCCCGTCAAACACTTTGAGACTGGAGTTGGGAAGAGCCCTCCTGGAAGCTCGTAAATGCCCCCAGCGAGTCTTTTCGATCGCATGGCCACCAATCCCAAGTCTCGAAAGATCGGAAGATGAAACCCGCATCAACCATGCGCGTTGAATGACGCTACCCGTATTCCCAAATGCAACCTTCGTCCCGCCCTGCTCGGAAACTCCCACAGAACCCCCGATCCCAAGCCCCAAGCAGATCTGCTGCATCTGGTAAATGAGATTTTTTGAAATCGACGTCCCACCAATACCTAGATCCTTCTTGCTGCCATCCCCAACAAGCCAACCGCGAACAACCCCCGCCAAAAACTTGTCGGAACCTCCCATCCATCTCCAAGGCAGGTGCTTCTTCCCCTTCTTCCCAAACTCTGAAAACAGCCTCATCGCGATCGATGATCGGACCAGAAGCACAGCCCTATAGGTCCCCGGCTCCACCCACCACCTACTAGCCGCCCCGAACCTTGTCCGGAAGAACTCCGCCAAGAAATCCGCGATGTAGTTCTCCTTGGAATGCAGCGCAAACATGACGCAGTTCCCATTCAACCCGACACTTCCCTCTGCCAAGTACAACCCAAAAACAATCCCAGCCTCCTCGTCCAACCGCAGCATTCTCGGAAGCTCTGTTTCATCTCGCCAAAACAAGCGAGATGCCGTTCCACTCCACTTAGCTCCCCCGCGCCGAGGCTCGACCAGATATTGGGCCAGGTCCACGGCACCAGGGCCTTGCGGCCATCTGGCAACGGGCACCCGGAACCAATGACCACTGGATCTCCGGCCGCCGATCCTTACTTGACGAACCGGTCTCCAACGCCAGCCTCCGTGAGGCGCCGTCAGCGTAGTCTTCTGACGCTTGATCTCCTTGATCCTACTACCAGACACCAGCATCGGATGTTCCTCGGTCACCACGAACGACTCGGCAGTTCCCGACATCCGCATTGAAAATGCCTTCCCGTCGTATCGCCGCGCGAGAGTCGACGTCACCCTCCCCCAGCTACCGGTGTGCGTCAGAACGAAATCCCCAACCTCGACATCCTCGATCGGCACCAACCCACTCAACGTGCTGACTCGGGCCCCCGGAGCAAAGCACGCCATCAGCTTGTCCCCGGTGTGCTTCTCCGGAACGTAGTCCTGCAGCTGGCTATCCAGCTCATCCATCTCCTCCGCCTCGTCGACGCTCAGCTCCGTGGGGAAGATCCAGCGCTGCGAGTCGACGTCGAACTCCGCCGACAAGCTGTTGACACCGTAGCGCGGGTCCGTCTTGTTCTTGCCCGTGTTGAACGGAATCACCGGGACCGTCACGCCATCCTCCTCGCGCAAGAGGTCGACCAGCCAGCGCTGCACCGCGTTGCTCTCCACGGCGATGAACACATCCGGAAAGCGCTCCGCGATCAGCTTGAGCTCGGCCTTGATCTTGGGAGCTCCCCATCGGCCGCTGCGGACCAGAACGACCTGGCGATCCTGGTTGGGGTGGAAGAACACCAGCACGATGGCTGTCTTGGCAGCGCTCGCTGTCTTGGCAGCCGCCGGGTCGACGCCCGCCACCAGCAGACAATCCTCCGGCATGATGTCGAGGAACTTGAGGAACCCATACCCCTTGCCCCGAGCGCGTGCCGCACGCAGCATCTCCTCGGTGAAGATCATCGAGCCAACGTCACGCGGCTCGCACTCGAAGGCCCGGGCGAACTCGAGCGGCCCAAAGTCTTTCTTCGCAACCGCGAGGCGCTCCGGAGTCCAGCGCTCCCAAGCAATGACCTTGTCGCCGTTGTCGTTGGCGACATAGATGGGCCGCCGCATGAAGTGCCAGCCACGCTGCTGCACCAGCTCGTGCGCCAGGTCCTTGGGGTGCCAGGCGTTGGTGAGAAACACCGCGACGCCCGACTTGGTCAGGCGGGTGAGCGCCTGCAGCTTGAACCACTTGCTGATCTTCTTACGCTGCTCCTCGGTGCCCGTGTTCTCCACGTCCAGAAGGTCATCCACCACGATCAGGTCGAACCTGCCGCCGTGGATCTTGGTCCCGCCGTAGCCCGCGGCCTCGATGGATGGATTGCGAGAGATCATGGTGCGCGACACCACGATCTTCGCGTCCTGCCAGACAGGCCCCCTGACCAGCTCCGGGAAGACCTGGTGCAGGTCCTCGGACGTCTCGATGTAGCGCTTGATCTCGCTGAGGGTCTTCTTGGCCCCCTCCTCGGTCAAGCACAGGAGCAGCACGCGCTTGTTCGGGTTGCGGCCCAGCTCCCAGAGAACTCGCCCGACTGCGACTTGCGTACTTTTCCCGGATTCCGGATGGCTCATCACCACGACGCGCTTGCGCTGAGTGATCGCGCTCTGCAGCTCGACGTGCCAGGGATGCTGCCGAACGCGGTCCCCGGACTCCTGGTCGCGGATAACGTGCTCGATGAACGCGTTGACGTCATCACGGCACAGCTTGTGGTGACGAGCCCGCGCCTCCGCGGCTCGCCTGCGTACCTCGGCCCGCAGCAGGGCGTCGTTCTCCGACCGAGACAGCGCGAGCGGCGGCCTAGTGGACGCTTCCGCCGGCTGGATCGCCCGGGCCGCCGTCGACCTGGTCCTGATCCTCACCGCCACCTCCGGGCCCCAGGAGCCTGCGGGCACGGGCTCGCTGGAACGCCTCGTGGGCCTCCGCGAACCAGCGCTCCGAGTCCTCGAGCGTCATCTGCCCGTCAGAGCTCTCGTCTCCCTCGGGCGGAATGCCGAGCACCATGCGCTCCATCTGGAACGCCATCTTCGCGGCATCGTTGTTCAGCCGCGTAATGTTCGCAGCACGCTGCAGGAGCTTGAGGCTGAGCTCGACGTCGACCGTCTTCTCCGCGGCCTGCCGCGACAGCTCCTGACCGATCTTCTGCCCAAGCTGCAATGCCCCCTGCAGCACCTGGGCCGTGACTCCCGCCAGCGCGATGGCGTTGCGCCTGGCAGTGCTCACCAGCATGGCCTCCTCGGCGCGGGTCTGCGCCGCGGCCTCGAGCTGCTTGAGGCGCTTGCGCTCGCGCACCATCACCTCGACCTCGACGCGCTGCTCCTGGCGCTGGGCCTGCTCCAGCTCGGCCTCGTGCCGGATCTCCCGGGCCCGCTCCATCTCCGCCCCAACGATGCTCCGGATAGACGGCAGCCCCTGCGCGGGAAAGCCTCGAGTCCATGCCGCAGATGCCCGTGGGGCAGACAGATCGGGACACTCCTTCAGCACCTCGGCACGCAGCGGATGCCTCCGGAACGCGGCAACCCATCTCTGCCACTGATGCGGCGAGATCTTCTTGGGCACTCCCCGCGCCTTCGCACGGATCGCGTTCGTCAACTCGTTGCCCTTCTTAGGCAAGCAGGATCTCTCCCGAGAACGTCCCACTCACCAAGCACGGGCTGGGCGTGTTAGTGGGAGCGGCGAAAAAGTTGGTCGGTTCGTCCATGCAGCCCAGGCTAGGCTGTCGGGCGGGGAGTGGGCAACAAGCCGTTGTAGTGATCTATTACTGATCTCGATATTGGGAAGGAAGTCACTAGTTGGCCAGGCGCGCGAGAACATCGGCGTGACAAGCCTGGGGAGCACACCAGCAGCCCAGGACCTTTCCCCCGAGCTCCCTACGAACCCTCTCCAACAGTTGTGGGTTGGCGAGCAGCCAGCACTCGAACTTCCGGATCACCTGCTCGCGGGTTCGAACGACTCCTCCAAATCAAACCGTCTGCGCATCTCGCCGGGACCCGTCCAGGTCAAACCGGACACGTGACGACACGCCCGGAACGCCTTCCAGCGAGCCTTCGCAGCCACCACGTTCCTGCAGACCCTCATCCAAGATCAACCCTTCGTCACGAGCCCGCAGTTCAGGCACCGCCCATCCCGACGAGCGATCGCGCCGCACCGCTTGCACGGATGAACCCCGGCGACGCGCCTCCAGAACCAGAAGATCAGCACCGTGCTCGTCACGAACCGATCCTTAGTCTCGGGCCGCGTAACCATCGCCGTGCTGCTGCCGATCATCTCCCAGGGCCCATCATCGAGCGGCTCCCGCGGATGATCCGGCGGCATGCCGGACAGCCAGAAATACAGCCCGGCCATCAGCGCCGCGAAGCCGGCGAAGAAGGCGAGCACCGGCCGGCAGAACAGGTCGATGCGCTGCCAGATCGCGACCGCGAGGAGGATCAGGGCCCCGAGCACGGGGATCACGCCCAGGACGCCGAGCACGCCCGGAGCCGCCGCGAAGCCGAGCGTGCGCAGGAC